CCCATCTTCAAAAAATTCTTGATAGTCTTTCAGAGTAATTTGGATTCCTCAATTATTTTATATATCTTGAGTATAAATTAATATAAAGGTATTAAGGTACATTAAATATTAAAATAAGAGATATTGAGATATTAGGAGATATAAAGAGATAAGATGTTAAATATGAACATAGAACAATACTAAATAATTAAATTATGAGAAATAAGGAAACGTGTATTAGATTAATTGAGAAGCTAGAGGGTAAATTACAAACTTTACTTTTTATATTAAGCAGACCAGGGGCAGATGTTGGTGAATTTACTACTCAAATAAATAAATCTAAAGAACTAATCCAGGATCTAAAATCATTTATAGATCGTGAACAAGACACATTATAAAATAAATAAAGGTTATGAATCTATCAGCAGAACAAATACAATCGAATTGGGAAGATTTTATAAGTAATATTGAAAATTATATTACAGGAAATAGAAGGGAAAAATTACTTGCATTTTATAAAAAGTTTGAAGAAAGAATTATATTAATGCCAGCAGCTCATAAAAAAGAATATCACAATGCTTTTCCAGGGGGATATGTTGAACATGTGAATAGAGTAGTTCGTTGTGCTCTTAAACAATATGAATTATGGAAAGAAGAAGGGGCAGATATTACTACATTTACTATAGAAGAATTAGTATTTTCTGCTATCAACCATGATTTGGGTAAAATGGGTAGTATGGATCAAGCATCATACATCCCTCAGACTGATAAATGGAGAAGGGAAAAATTGGGTGAAGATTATATGTTTAATAAAGAAGTCCCATTTTCATCAGTTCCAGATAGAGGATTATGGTTACTTCAACATCATGATATTAAATATTCCTTTAATGAAATGGTAGCAATCCAAACACATGATGGTTTATATGATTCGGCAAATGAAAAATATTTAAAAGCTTATATGCCAGAACAAAAACCTCGTACATCTTTACCCTTTATTTTACATCAGGCAGATTTAATGGCAGCTAGAATTGAATTTGAAAGAGAATGGTTACCTAAATTTAAAAAAGACCAAAATAAACCAAAAGATAATTTTACAATTAAAAATAAAAAAACAACTAAATCCAAGGCATTAGGTAATATATCAAGCCCAGGATTAAAAAGTATGTTAGACAATTTATAGTATGGAAATAATATTAATATCAATTTTATCAGCATTATCAATTGTATTGGGATTTGCAGTTTTTAATTTGATGAAAAAAAATGAACAACAAGAAGATATTTTAGTAGAGTATATGAAATATCTAAATAAACTTTCAAAGGCAATAGAAGTATCAGATATGAGATTAAAAAAATTAGATGCCCAAGGAAGATTTAAAAGCGATGATGAAATAGGTTTTTTCTTTAAAACAGTTATGACAATACAAGATTTACTAAATGGATTTAAAACTAAAGATATATAACTGTGATAAATGGATAATATAATAAAAGCTGCAAAGAAGAAAAGACAAAAAAGAAATTATTTTACTCAAGAAACTGAAGATGCTATTGTTAAATATAATTTAAGTAAAGATAAAAAATTCAAGAGTAATATATACTCAAAAGAAATTCATTATCCTTTTTATAAACTAACTGAAAATATAATTCATACTTTCAAATTTTACTATACAGATGGAGTAGAAAATTTAGAAGATTTACAACATGAAATTATGGTATTTCTTTTAGATAAAATTCATTTATTTGATCCTTCAAAAGGTGCTAAAGCATATTCTTATTTTGGAACTATAGTAAAAAGATGGTTAATAATTTATAATCAGAAAAATTATAAAAAAAGAATTGATTCTGTAGACATGGGAGATATTACTAAACATCAAAATTTAGATGTAGGTGATAATACTTTTTTTATTTTAAATCCTAAATTAGAACAAACATCTCAAAAATTTATTGAATCTGATAATAATTTTGGGGATGAATTATATAATAAAGGATATAAAGAAGGAGATAGATTATCTATTTTTATTGATTTATATGTAAGATATATGACTGAAAATATCTATAATTATTTTCCTAAAGAATATGATGCTCAAATAGCAGATTGTATTTTAGAATTATTTAGAAAAAGGGATGCTATAGATGTATTTAATAAAAAAGCTCTTTATATCTATATAAGAGAAATGATTGATGTAAAAACTCCTAAAATTACAAAAATAGCAAATAAACTGCATAAAGTATTTAAAGAAAAATACTTAGTGTATTATGAAAAAGGTTTTTTTCCGTCTTAAAACTTAGAAAATTAATATTTATAATCAAAAATTATGGGACAACTAGATTCAATAATATTTGGTGATAAAAAATTCTCTGATATCCTTCATGAGATATATGATAATCAAACAAAGAAAAAAGAACAAATTTCATCTCTAATAAGTGAATTAAAACCACTAATCCAGGAAATAGGTGATGCTACTTTAATAGTACCATTAATAAAAGAATATTTAGAAATTGGAGTTAAAAATGATGAACAACTGATAAAAATGGCTACTATTATACAAAGAGCTGTTAATAATACTAATGATGAAGGTGAATTTGGAATAACAGAAGAGGAAAAAGCAGAATTATTAGCTGAAATGGATAAACTGGAAAGAATAAATAAAGAAAACAAAAATAATGGTTAAAATTCCAACAGGTTTAAATTCACTAAAATCCTCTACATCTTTTACACCACAACAACAAGAAATAATTCCTGTAAGAGTAAAATTTGTTTCCTTAAATGGGGATGATTATCCTCTTAATTGGAAAAAATATGGGGAGTATGCTGGAATGGGAGGAATATTATATGAAGAAATTGATAATCCTGGAAATCAAACTTTAGAATCTTTAAGTTTTGCAAAGCCCCTATATTCTAACATTTCATTTTTACCTTTAGTAAACGAAATTGTTTATATAATATCAATGCCTGATCCAACAGTAGCAGAAAATATTAGTGCTGGTAAGCAATTCTATTATTTTCAAACGGTTAATCTTTGGAATAATGTTCATCATAATGCTTTACCTAATACATTAGCAAATAGTTCTACTAATGCTCAAAATTATGAAAGTACTGAAGCAGGTGTTGAAGTTCAATCTGATGAATCTATTAATGATATTAATTTGGGTTTAACATTCCAAGAAAGAGTAGGGATTAGAAATTTACAACCTTATGAAGGTGATGTTTTAATAGAAGGAAGATGGGGAAATACAATAAGATTTGGTAGTACTGTTAATAATAGTATTCCACTAAATTCCTGGTCTAATAATGGTGTTAATGGTGAACCTATTACTATTATAAAAAATGGTCAAACTGAAACAAATGATGATCCCTGGATACCTCAAGTAGAAAATATTAACACAGATAAATCATCAATATATTTAACTTCTAACCAACAAATTCCTATAAAAGGAGCAAGTATTAATTATTCATCCTATGATTCTCCACCTGAAGATTTAAATGAATTTACAGGAGAACAGGTATTAATCAACTCAGGAAGATTAGTTTTTAATGCAAAAAATGATTCAATATTACTAGGTGCAAATACTTCTATTAATTTAAATACTCAAGATACTGTTAATATAGATTCAAAAAATAAATTTACAGTAAATACTAAAGAAATTTATTTAGGTAGTAAAAATGCAACTGAACCTATAATATTAGGGGATAAATTTTTAAAAGATTTTCAAAAATTATTAACTAATGTAATTACTTTAACATCGGCTTTGGGTACTGTAGGTACACCAATTCCTTTTGTACCTAATATAGCAGTAGCTCAAACAGCAACTAAAGTAGGATTACAAGCTCAAACAATGTTAACTTCAATTGAATTTTATAAATCTAAAACAACAAGAACTTTATAATGGCATTAGCAGGATTTATATCAAAGATAGTTCAAAGTATAACTAGAACAACATTCCAATTTAATAAAACATTAGATGTTTTAATAGATAGATTTAAAGAAGGTTGTCCTACAACTAAAGAATTAGAATCCTTAGTTCAACAAAAAAACCAAATAAATGGTGCTCTAAATCAGATAAACCAAAAAATAGCTACATTAAATAAAGTTGCACAAGGATCTGAAGTAGCTGTTGAAGCTTTAAAGGCTGGAAAAACTGTGATAAAACAATTACCAATACCATCATCTGTACCTCCAGGTGTTGGGTTACCCTTATCTGTAACTAATAACTTAGCTGACTCCTTAGATAATTTAGGGACACTAATAGATAAAGAAGAAGCATCATTAGAATCAATACCAGAAGCTTTAGAATTAATTAGTAATGATGTTGGGGAAGTAATTACTAAGTTAAATGAATTTGATGTTGTTTTAAATGATTGTATAGAAAAAGATCCCAATATAACTTCTGATAATTTAAATGCAACAACTTTTGAACTTGAGGGAGTATTAAGTGAAGCAGAATTAGAAGAATTATTAAATACTCCCCCAGGACTATTATATGGGGATTATTATTTAAGATTATCATTTCCCCCAACAGATACCTCATTAATTAAAAAACAAATAATAGCACAAAATAAAGAATCAGTTATAGATGGTGATTTTTATAATGAAAATGAACCTGTAGAAGAATTATTAGGTGATGAATCTTTTTCATCTTCAAATGTTGTTTTAGTTGATGAAATGAAATGGTTAATTGATACTAAAGATTTAATATTCCCACCACCAGAACCTCAAGAAGATCCACTTAAAGCTATTTATAGAGAAAATCAAATTATTATATTAATGAGTCTTTTTGGTGCTAATAGAGAAGAAGCAGGAGAATTATACGAACTAGCTTGGGAATTATCACAAAATAGAGGACCTAATAAAGGATATTATGATACTTTAGTTCAAGAAGCTTTTGATAATTCAAGAAGTATTTTAGAACAAGCTGTAGCTAATGAAGGATATGAATGGCAACAAGGTGATAGAATATTAGATGCAACTATTAAAAAACTATTCTTAGCGGATTTTAATGATAATCAAACACAATTTGAAGTTGGCATTATAAGAAGAAAGGCTGAAGATTTACTTGAAAAAGCAGACAATATAGGTGGTGATTATAATGAAACATCAAAAAGATGGAATAATGATGGAAATTTTGAATCTGCTAGTGATAGTAAATTATATCCTCTTTCAGAAAGATTAGCTTTAACAGCTGAAAATTTATTTAATGATGAAACTTTAGGAGAATTCGTTAGTTTAAGAGATGAAATGGCTAAAAGAAAACCATTTATGCAAGCTATTTTTGAAATAGTTAATGAAAGGTTTCTAGCAGGTGTAGATTATAATTTTAATGATCCTTTAAATGAATATTTTACACGAAAAGGTTTTGGTTATAATCAACCTATTATTAATGGAATTATAATACAAGGAAATTCTAGTACTCCTGTTACTAGTGATGAAATTTTTCATATTTACGAAATAGAAAAAGATTTAGCTGCTACATCCCATTTTGAAAATGATAATCCACCATCTTATAAGGATATAAAATCATATTCAAAATATCAAGTTTTCTTAAAACTTAAAAATGTTTTAGGAATGGGGTGGTATAATAAAAATGCTGAAGAAGCTGCTTTATTACCTTTTTGGACTACAATCAACTTCAATCCAGCTCAACCAGGTTATCAATTATTTCCAGAGGATCAATGGTATTTTGAATTTGGTAGAAATGGATTACCAATACCTACTGGGTCATAATTGATATAAAAACATAAACTATTAATATTTATAATAAAATTAAAGATGAAGTTAACAGAATTAAAAAAAGTACTAAAAGAAACTGTTAGAGAAGTAATACAAGAAGAATTAAAAGATATACTTTTAGAAGCTGTAAAAACCCCAAAAGTAGTAACTCAAACCCCAGTTATGGAATCTTTTAATCCTGCAGTTCCTACCCCTTCACCAACAACTCCTGTAATGTCATCTCAAGAAAAAAGAGATGCTTATAAAAATATTTTAGGAGAAACTGCTGCTTCTTTTAATACCAATAATGCCCAAACTTTTAGACCCAACCCAGGAATGGATGTAGCTAATGGAACATTACCTGAAGGAAATGTAGGTATGGATCAAATAATGAATTTAATGAATAGTAAATAATGGCTAGAATAATAAATAATGCTTTTTCCACTATCAATAGTGGTAGTGCTGCCTTAGGGTTTAGTTTTCCCCTATCAGGAAGAGCAGTATTTAACCCTACATATACTACTAAAGAAGTAGTTAAAACTAATTTAATTAATTGGTTATTAACCAATAAAGGAGAAAGAATATTTAGACCTAATTTTGGGGCAGATTTAAGAGCTTTATTGTGGGAAGGAATTAATGATGGTACAACTTCAGCTTTAGAAGCAAGAATAAGAGATAATATAAATTCACAATTTCCCTCAATAGAAGTTAAAAAAATAGATTTTAATAATCAACCGGATCAAAATACTGTAAACTTTATTTTAGATTATGTAGTTCGTAATATAGGAACTGAAGATCAAATTAATATAGCATTATCATAATGGCAAATTTAAATAGAAATATAACATATACAAATAGAGATTTTAATACATTTAGAAATGCTCTTATAAACTATTCTAAAACATATTTTCCTAATACCTATAATGACTTTTCATCAGATTCAACTGGAATGTTATTTATTGAAATGGCTTCATATATGGGAGATGTTTTATCTTTTTATTTAGATAATCAAATCCAAGAAACTTTTATACAATATGCAAGACAGGAAAAAAATCTATTTGATTTAGCTTATATGTTAGGTTATAAACCTAAAGTAACTACAGCTGCAACAGTAGATATTGCATTGTATCAACAACTTCCATCAAAAAATGTAGGAGGAACATATGTGCCTGATTTTGATTATGCTCTAAAAATTCCAAGTAATTTTCAAATAACTTCTAATGAAAATTCATCTATTAAATTTATAACAGAGGATGTTTGTGATTTTTCTATTTCTTCATCACAAGATCCTACTGATATTTCTATTTATTCTTTAAGTGGTGTAAACCCTGATAGATTTTTATTAAAAAAGACAAGGAAAGCAATATCAGGGACTATAAACACAACAACAGCAACTTTTACAACTCCATCAAAATATGCAACAGTTGATATAAATGCATCTAATATTATAAATATATTAGATGTATTCGATAGTGATGGAAATCAATGGTATGAAGTATTAAATTTAGCACAGGATACAGTATTTACTACAAAAATAAATGCAAGTTATACGGATCCTAATGCTATACAAGATGATGCTCCCAATTTATTAAATTTAAAACAGGTTCAAAGAAGATTTACATCAAGATTTTTAAATAGTACTACATTACAGATAGGTTTTGGAGCTGGAACTGTAAGTGATAATGATGAAAATTTAGTACCTAATCCTGATAATGTAGGAACAGGGCTGGCATTTTCAAAAGATAAATTAACTACAGCTTATTCTCCCTTAAATTTTATGTTTACTGACACTTATGGTATAGCACCTGCTGACACAACATTAACAATAAGGTATTTAACAGGAGGGGGATTAGCATCTAATGTGGCATCAGGAACTTTAACTAATTTTAATTCAACAGGAATACTTTTTACTAATCCTAATATAACAGATAACACATTAGCAAATACTATTTTTGATTCTGTAGCTATAAATAATATTTTAGCAGCA